GTCAGCATTAAGGTTTAATACGGACATTAGCTACCACCTTTCCCTCTGGCTATGCTAAGGAGCGCTTCGGCTTCAGACAGACGCATTGTAAGTTCGTCAATTTTGCCCCCTTGCTCGTCTAAACGGCCATTTAATGCAGTAACGGCTTTCGCCACTGCCTTGTTCTGTACCAGGTTGGTGGAGGTCTCATCCAGCTCCGTGTCGACCACCCGGGCCCCGGCGTCGACTACCAGCTCGTCCACGTACTTCTTGTACGGATCAAAGAGCGGGATCACGTCGATCTCGGCTTTCTCCCCGTCATGGGAGAGGGACTTGTCGACGGTGCCGGAGAAGATCGGGCTGTGCTTCTCGTAGGTCTCGTCGCTGTTGGTGATGCAGAGCTGGAAGCGCAGCATCTGAGGGAGCTGTGTGTAGTAGTTGCTGATGAGCCACTGGTCGGCTTCCAGCTCGATGGGCGGAAGCTCCACTGGCTCTGCATCCTCGGAGGCCCGCATCCAGACGATCAGTTTGAAGATCAGCTGCTCGTCCGTGTCCGGCTCGGGGTAGCCTGCGAACTGGATCAGCGTCCCCTGATCGTCCCACTGGCGGGCGATCTTGCTCTTCGACAGCTGACCGTTCTCGCAGTTAGCTGTGATAATTTCTTTTATAGCCATGTCTGCTCCTTATCACTGAAGAGGGAAAACAAAGTTGAAAGATACATAGTAGCCCTTGGCGATGTTCTCAGCGCCGCCCCCGGCGACGTTGATGCCGTACCCGATCTTGAAGACGTTGTCCGTCCCGATCCGGTACCTGCAGCGCTGCAGAGAGTTGATCACCGCATAGCCTTCCACGTTCCTGGGATTGTGGAAGTACTGGTTCATGTCCTTCACGGTCACCCAGGCGTTCTTGGTCGTTATGGCGACGTTGGTGGTGCCGTGGACGACTACGAAAACGTAAGCGTTTTTATAGATGGAGAAGGACACGTTCAGGCCCTTCCAGGACTGTTCCATGACGGTAAAATCTCCCGTAGGCGTCGGAGTGCTGCCTCCGCCGGAGGATCCTGCCGAAAACCGGTTGATGTCCTCGATATTCGCCACACCGGAACTGTTCACCGTGAAGTTCGTGATCGGCAGGTAGCCGATGCCGTTGCTCCAGTTGAAGTCGTCGTCGGAGACCAGGTCGTCCAGGGTAGCTCCGGTCCGGACGTTTAAGCTGATCGGTGCTTCCGTGTTGGACAGGTCGATGGTCACGTAAACCTGGCCGACGTAGTTGGCGGAGGGCAGCGCCACGTCCAGCGTCTGAACTGTAACGTGGAAGAGACGGCCCAGGAGAACGCCTACGCCGTCCGTGATTCGGATCGCCTGGTTGCCGGAGGCCGCAGCCGCACAGCCGTAAATGATACCGCCTGCTCCGGTGGCCGCCTGGGACTCCAGGGCGTGGTCCCGTGCCGACAGCTGCCCGCCGTCGTATGTAATAAGACTGATTGACATTTTTATACTCCTTTCCGGATCAGATCCGTAATGTCCAGGCGCATGGCGCCATAGATCAGCGTCGTTTTGCTCCCGACCGTCTTGCCGGTCAGGACGCTCTTGTAGGCTTTGCCGCCCTTGATGATCGTCGTCTTCTCTCCGATCTGCCGCTCTGCCGGCTTTACCAGCCGGTCCGTGTTGGCCAGCTCCACCTCGATCAGGTTGCTGATGTCCACGTCTCCGAAGATCTCCTCAGCTGCTTCCGCAGCCGCGTCGGCAAAAGTCTGACCGTCGGCCGCTGTCACGATCCGGATCTCCCTGGAGACCGGCAGGACCCTGTCCGCGTTGGTCGTGTTGTAGCTTCTGTCCGGATGCAGATAGTAGAAGACCTTGTCGGTAAAATCGTCGCCGTTGTAGACGAGCAATTTGTTGGTGTCGTTTGATGTCTCGGCCACCGTTACCCGGCAGTCGAAAATGTTCGGCAGGTCTGCTTCTATCGTGATCATGTCGGCCAACTTTTTGACCCGGAGGTCTATCGTCTTCGCCTGGGGATCAGCTGCCACAGTGACAACTACGCCGTACTTGCTGAGCGCCGGCGCGATCAGTGCCTCATAGAGGTCCACCACGCAGTACTTCCCACCTTCCGTGTCCGGTTTGAGCGAAAAGGTAAAGGTCGTGGAGGTCTCGGCCGTGACCGACAGCCCCACGATGGTCTGCATGGTGTCGCTGTTAGAACAGAAGACGTTATGGATGTAATGAGCGATAGTCGACTCCAGAGAATGGTTTTTCTGTCTTGTCGTGTCAAAAAGGACCGGCGTGGCCAGTCCTGCGAGGAAATGCCGGAAGTAGATGGTCGTCAATCCTTCCTTGTCATTCCCGACAGATGTGATCATCCCGAAGTAGTCATAGTCCTCGCCGTTTATCCGGAGGAGCTGGCCCTCTGTGAGGAGCTCCGTCCTCCGGACCTCTGCCGTGCTGTCCACGGGGTTGAGATAGTCCGTGCTGATCTCGGGCCGCTCAATGGAGTCGTGGAAGACGCAGTTGAATGTCAGCCTGTCGAAGACTTCGACGTTATACAGAGACATACTCTATCCTCCCTCTCAGTCTTATCTGGACGTCCTGAGAGCCTGCCGACACCACAATGCGGTTCCTTCCCCGCTTGAGGTAAATAAACCGCTTGGTGGAAAAATCTGAGGCGTTGTAGAGGTCCCTGACGCGCTGGTCGTATTTGTCGTACTCCACGATGGAGCACTCCCCGCCGGCCGTGCTGATCATAACGTAATCATTAGCCGGGATCTCTGCCGTGAGGGCCCCGGTCGCCACCAGCTCCCCGTTGGCGTAGTGCCTCCAGGACGGGTTGGTGCAGGGCCCGTAGATAAAGAGCTCGGCCGGAGAGTCGTCTTCCGCTTCGTTCCTGGTGGAGATCTCCATCTTCGCGACAGCCGCGAAGCGGAACGGGAACGGCAGCGGATATTCGTCCGGAGTGACTTCTTCCGTCGGCGTGACGGTCGCTTCCATCTCCCTGTACCAGGCCGAGAGTGGGGTGAAGGACACCGCCGTGTCGTAGGTCATCGTCCTCTCCTTCTCGTCCTTCGTGACGGATGTGAGCTGGACGATCCGCTTGTACTCTTCGCCGGTGTCTTCATGCTTATATACCAGTGTCATGTCGCCGGCACGGCAGAACAGGACGAAGGCCCGGTACTGGGCGTCTGTCTTGAACCTGATCTTGCCAGTCAGCGGCTTCTGCTGCAGGTTGGACTCCAGCAGGATCCAGTTCCGCCCGCGCCTCTGGTAGGTGTTTTCCATGTCAAAGCCCATGCCTTTGGCGTCCCGGAAAAAATGGTCCAGGGAGTTGAGGTCGTACTCGGCCCCTGCTGAGTTGATCAGTTTGAAAAATCTCATCGTCTGCTAAGCACCCCCATCTTCCGGCTGAGCGGCCGCATAATCTTGCCCGCCACCGTCTCGCCGTCCATCTGGATCACGGTCCCTGCCTCCAGGAGCTCCGCGCACCTCTCGACGGCTCTGATCAGCGGCGCCAGATCTGCGGCGCTCGCCGCTCCGGTCCTGCCTGTCTGTGTTCCCCCATCATCGACCTTGTCGGATATAATCCCCAGGCGCTTCCCGGTCTCCCGGTACAGCTTTATCGCCCTGGACCTGTCTCCCTCCAGAGGTATGATGGCCTCTGCCTTGCCGCCCTCGGCGACCCAGGTCAGAGTCTCGTCTTCGATAATGTTACCCTGAGCATTATGCTGGACGCCGGAAGTGACGGAGCTGACGTTGCTCTGCACCCTGGCGTATACGGTCAGCGGATGGTTGCTCAGGTAATTCTGCATGGCCGAACGCCCCTGCTGGGCCGCGCCGGTCCACGAGGGTGTCCTCATGCCCGGGGCCGTCAGCTTGGACGACTTGGTCACGTTGTTCATGCCGGTCACGCCGCTCTGGGCCTGTCCGGTGTAATCCGGATCGGACATGTCCGGAGGATCCAGCGTGGATCCGGATGTCACTCCATCCATCTCCTTCACATCGGCCTTGACCTGGCCTGCATAGTCGGCCGGGGCCATTCCAGGAGCCGGCAGTGTGGCGCCCTGGGCTTCCGCCTGCATAGCTCCTATCTCTGTCTGGATCACCGCAGCATATTCCGGGTCCTTCATGAGCGGCGCCATGATTGGTGAATTCAGCATCTGGTCATTCATGGCCCCGATCATTCCGGTTGCCAGAAGGCGGGCATGCGTGTCGGCCGCTGCCTGCTGGGCCTGAAGGCCCGCCGCATACTGATTTGAGAAGTTCTGCGCCGCCTGTGTTCCCGCTTCTGAAGCCGCCGAAGGAATACCCGCAAAGACTTCCGCTGCCGCCCCTACAGACTCAGGAGTGCCCTCTGCAAGTGTATCCATGACCTGGTTGAGACCGTCCAGAGTCGCCTGTGCTTCCGCCGCCGCTCCAGCCGCTTCGTCCAGTGCTCCTTTGGTTTCTGACACCTGCTGTTTCGCTTCGGTCCATGCCCTGGTTGCTTCGATCAGCTCCGCACTTGTGCCGTACATCCCGGCATTCTTGCGGTCCGCCTCTTTGCTCCGCTCTTCGTTGTATGCTTTTTCAGCATCTGCCACCCGCTGGATTGCCGCAGCATACTCAGAAGCGGCTGATTCCGCTACCTGATTGGCTGTTGCAGCATTCTGCATGGCTTCCGCATACTGGCTTGAAACAGCCTGCTGAATCGCCTGCTGTTTCATGAGGTCGATATTTGACTGGATCGCCTTGTTGATGTCTTCGAGAGACTGGGCCGCGCCTTCGCTGTTGGAGATAAATCCTTCAGCAGTGATCTGGTAGTCGGTCCCCATCGCCTGGTTGAGCTCGTTGAGGATGTACTGGGTCGTAGCCTCGCATCCCTCTTTGACGTGCCCTTCGGCGTCGACCACCTCGCCCAGCTTGTCCTTCCACTTGCCCAGCTCGGCGCCGGTGTACTGGATGGAGGAACCCTGGGACTCCATGGACGACAGCAGGGACTCGTTGGCCCGCTGTGCCTCCTCGATGGATCCTTTCAGCTCGTCCATTTTGGCGTCGTACTCTGCGGTCCGCGCCCTGGCGTCCGCTGTGGCCGCCGCATAGGCCGCCAGACCGGCTCCAAGAAGACCGATGGTAATCAGTAAGGCCCCGGCGGGATTGGCTCCCAGAGCGGCATTTAAGCCGACCTGTGCGGCTGTGGCGGTCTCTGTGGCTGCCGCCTGCACGCCCTTGGCCGCCGCGTCCGCGGAGGATGCAGCGGCATCTGTCGTGTTTGCCGCGGCGTTCAGTCCCAGCTTCACGGTCAGCTTGGCGAGGCCTCCCGCAAGGGATCCCACGCCTTTTGTGATCTTTCCTGTGATGGAAAGTGCAGGACCGACGGCCGCTATGATGGCGCCGGTCTGTACGATCTGTTCCTTCTGTTCATCGGACAGGCCGTTAAATGTTTCTGTGAGGTTCTCAACAGTATCGGCAAACTTGTCGATAGCCGGCATTGCCGTGTCGAGGATAGAGTCGCCCAGCTCGATGCCGGACGTCTTCATGCGGTTGAGGGCCTTGCGGACCTTTACCGCGGTGGTTCCGGAGACCTTTGCGAAGGCCTCGTCAGTTGCGCCGGCGACACTGCCCATGGTCTTGAGGGTCTTGGTGAACTCCACGCCCCCGTCGTTGGTCAGCGTCAATGCCGCCTTGCCGGCCCTGATATTCCCGAACATATCCGCCATGGACAGGCTGTCTTCGTCCGCCTGCTCCTTGACCACTGCCAGGACGTCCGCCAGGGACGATCCGGAGGCCATGAGCTCCGCGAAGGACTTGCCCGTCTTCTCTTTGAGCAGATCGGACGCTGTCGTGCCGGCCTTGCCCAGCTCGTTGAACATACCGTTGATGTAGGTCGTGGCCTCGGCGGTGCTGATACCGTTTTTGGTCATGACCACATAAGCGGACGCCAGCTGCTCCAGGGAGACCCCGAAGGCCGAAGCCGTAGGGATGACGGAGCCCATACTGGAGGCCAGCTCTGCGACGGTGGTCTTACCTAAGTTCTGAGTGTTGATCAGAATGTCGGAGACGTTCGCCGTCTCTTCGGCGCTCTTTCCGTAAGCGTTGAGGATCGTGGTCAGAACGTCCAGAGAAGACGCGGCGTCCGTGAAGCCGGCCTTGGCCAGTTTTGCGGCCTCACCCACAAAGCCGACAGCGTCTTCTGTGGACCGGCCTGCAGAAATGGCAGAATAGACGTTCTCAGCGATCTCTGACGCCCCGATGCCGGTGTCGTTGGCCATCTGTTTGATCTGGGACTCCAGCTCATCAAGAGGGACCTGCGTGGTGTCGGCGATGGTGGAGACCTTGGCCATGGAGGTCTCAAAGTCCACGGCCATGCCGACGGATGCCGCCGCGGCTGCCGCGATGGGAGCGGTCACGCCTTTGGTCAGTGCACTTCCGGCTTTGTCCATGGCGTCACCGGCGCTCTTCAGCTTCCTGGACATTTCCTCCAGGGCCGCGTTATGCTGCCGGAGCTGTGCCTCACAGTCCGACAGCTGATTCTTGTATTTGTTCAGCGACCTCTGCGCGGACTGGAGCTGCTTCTCTTTCTTTTTGATCGCGTCTTCGTCGCGATTCTCCGCGCTTTTCAGTTCCTCCAGTTCTCTGGACAGGATCGCCACCTTGTCGCGGTAGGTCTCTGTCGCTCCCTGCAGGTATTTCTGTCTGTCCTGCAGCTTCTTTGCGGCCGTGGTGTTTTTGTCGTAGGCGCCCTGGGAAGCTTTCAGCTCCGCCTGGAGGCGCCTCATCTCGTCTGAGCATGCAGAAAGCGTCTGCTTAAAATCGACGGCACCTTCGGCCGTCAGCTTTAAGCCCACCCTTTTAAGATCGTCCATCTTTCAGCTTCTCCTTCCAGTCCTTAAAACTCATGCTTCCCGTGTCGCTGTGCAGGAACAGCTCCCATTCCAGGCACTGGTCCTCTTTCTGTCTGTCTTCGGTGTCACGCTCGATCACGTAGAGCAGGAACGGATAGATCCGGCCCGCCGCCCGCATGGCCCCGACGGGGTCAGCGTACCGGCGGTAAAGCAGGTCTATGAAGTTCAGCCGGCCGTACTGATCAGCCGCGACACCTGCGTAAAAAAATCCCAGAAGTCGTCCCGGGATACAAAAGCGTCCAGGAGCTCGACGAACCGGGACGCGGGGAGGTCTTTGATCTCTGCTTCGGTCATGCCGGCGGCACTTCCCAGGAGCTCGTACAGCTCCGGGCGGATGCGCCCCGCGTTCTGGAGGACGATGTTGATGATCTGCACTGATGCAGATGCCACGCTTACGTCCTTCAGGAGGTCCTTGCCGTCCCGGATCGCGGAGATCTTTTCGATCATGTCTTTGTCCAGGCCAGCGAGGAACTGTGCGACTCCGATCTTACCGACCAGGCGGGCCATAACAAAGACGTCCTCTGTTTTAAGAGGAGCTAACGAAAAAGCGGGAGCGCCACTGGCAGCTCCCGCCCTTATTACATTCATTATAATCAGTGGCCGGTGCCGGTGCCGGTGTTACCGGATCCGGAAGGGATCAGTGCCGCGATGGCCTCCAGGGTCATCACAGGAGCGGCGAAGAAGATCTCTTCGGTGATGCCAGCGTAGGTGGAGTCGCCAGTGTCCACGCCTGCTACAACGTCATGCGCGTCGTTGAACGGATAAGCCCTGATAGTCAGAGTGTCGGTCTGAGTCTTGTGGGAAGCCTCGGAGGTCTCTGTTCTGTCGGTGTTCTCCACCAGCTTGCACTTGGGATACCATCTCAGCTCCTTGGTGCCGTCCTTCTTGATTACCGGAACGCCGTAAGCGAAGAAGGGACGGGTACGTCTGCCGCCGCCCAGGAAGGCACCGCCGCTGGTGTTGTAACCCTTCATCTTGGCGATGGTCTGGGAGTCGAGAGCGATCTGCTCGGCGGTCAGATCAGTGTACTGCGTGACAGTGTCCGCGTCATAGATTCCGCCGGAAGCGTAATCCTCGTAGCTGTCGTTCTGGTCAGCTGCTTCGACGTTGACGACTGTCGGGAACTTGGACACGTCGGCGTCAAAGTTCTCAGTCCATTCCTCACCGCTCATTGTGTTGAATACGATATACTGTGCCCCGACTGTGATCTTTACAGGGGGTTTAACCTGAGAAATGCTCATAAGTAAATCTCCTTACTTAAACTTGCGCTGCACAAGGGCAACGTATTTGTCTTGGTTCTTTTTCCACGTGGGCCGGAAATGCGGCTGCGCTTTCATGCCCTTGTGCGGGTGCTGGCCGTGCTCTACATAAGGACCGTAGGGCACACCCCATCCGATGACCACACCGTCGCTCTCCCGTGAGGAGGCGAAGCAGTCCACCATGTGGGTCCTGCCGGCAGCATTGATGCGGGACCGCGGCCTGGGCAGTGCCAGCAGGTCACGGACGAAAGCCTCAGCTGCAGGCTCCAGGAGCTCCGCAGGCTTGTCCGCGAGATCGGCGAACGATGCGAACATCTTGGACAGATCGTTCAGTCCCTGGTCGTCAATAACCAGTCCCATCGTCCTCACCTCCCGTCAGATCCTCCCGACAGGTGATGCTCATGTAGCTGTGCCAGTAGGCCGGAGCGTCCTTGGACGCCACCCGCTCATGGTAGATGGACGGATGCAGGCCCTCTCTGTTCAGCGCCGCTTTGAGCGCCAGAAGAGCCGGATCCCTGGGCCCGCGGGCCTCAAAAGAGATCTGATAGGTCACGGTCTCATCGTAGGCATCGCCGGAGGCAGTGTCGTCCTCCCAGGCGATCTCAAAGTAAGCGCACCGGGGGAAGCGGCCCTTCTGGTCCAGGAAGCCTTCACCCTCGCCGACGTTCAGCCCTTCGATCCCATGGAGGAGGGCAGATAATTCAGTTTTTGTTATCATCTTTTACCTCCTCGTAGGGCATTTCCGGATTGATCAGAGTCAGCTCGGTCTCCGGGAGCCCGGCCTTGTTGTAGACCTGGGCCACATTGAAGACCTTTTCCTGGGCGCCGGTCCCGTTGAGCTTGACCACACAGCCGGAGCTGATGCCGTCCCACCACTGCGGGATAGCGACCTTCCGGGTTATAACTTTGTCGGCCTGCTCAAACGTGATCCGCGTCCGGTCGTAGACGGCCAGCTGGCGGAACCATACCGGTGCCATGTCGCGCTTCCGGATCCGACGCTCCGGGAAGTCCCCGGAGGCCTGGTCCTCGATGTCGTAGATCTCGATGTAGCCGTCATTGTAGGAAGTGACCCGGCGCGCCTCAAGAATGTTCGTCCGTCTCATCGTCGGTCACCTCCATCCCCAGCTGCCAGGCTCTGATCTCGTGGCCGTAGTTCGTCTCGAACTCGTCCAGCACATGGTTGAGAGAGTAATAAGTCCGGGCCTTGAGGAGTTCCCTTGCCGTGTGGTCTTCGTACCAGTTGATCGCGGTCTCTACGAGACCGGAGAGCCTGGCTGCAGATTCCTTTACGGCCCGGACTATGGTGTCATTGGGAATATAGGGCTGGATCTGATAATCCGCCCTGACCTCGTCTACCAGATCAATCAGGATAGCGTCATCCATAGACCCCGCCCTCCTTTATCATTCTGCGCTCTCGCTCACAACGTGGGGCTTGTACTCTTCCAGCTTGGTGGGGTCGAATACATAAGCGCAGTTGTCATCCTCGGCGCGGCCGTTGCCGTAGACCTTGGCAATCAGCAGATCAGCGTCTTCCAGAGCCTTGGTCTCCTTATACTCGTTGACCCTCAGGCCGGAGAAGCCCATGGTGTAGACGCCGGGCATGGTAATGACGCCCTTGCCTGCAGGCATTTTAGGCTCTTCGATAACTCTGGTAGGCAGGAAGCTCTTGTTGACGTAGCCGCCGGAGATGCTGTCGCCGTACAGAGCGGGATTTACATAGGTGTAGACGTCTGTAGGTCTTGCGATCACGACAATTTCTCTAACTGCTCTCTTACCGCCGTTGGACAGAGCAGTAAGAACAGGGGCCATCTGCTTGGGGCTGAATCCGGTCAGAGTGGCGTTCACGGTCTTGGCGGTGTGGGTGCCGTCCTGGCCAACAGTGCCGATCTGGCGGAGGATACCGATGGGGGCGACCTTGCCGTCGCCGTCCAGGTAGCCGGCAGCGATGCCGTCATACATGGCTTCCTTCAGGATGGCGCGGAAGTATCTCTCGACGTAGCCGATTTCCAGATCTCTGATGGCCTTGGGGATGATGCAGTAAGCATAGAGCTTGTTGACTTCGATGTTCAGAGCGGCGATTGTCGCAGACAGTTCGCCGGAGCTGGTGAGGGCAGAAGTCAGGGCGCCCCATACAGCGCCGCCGGTCTTGGAGCCGGTCAGCCAGTGCTTGACGTTGGCGGGTGCGAAGTTGATCAGGTCGGTGATGGGATACTCTGTGCGAACATCTGCCAGGGTCCTGTCGATGGTCTCTGTGGGGATAATGTCGATCTGGTCAGCGGTGACTGCCATCTTGGCGCCAGCCTTCAGCTTCTCGAAAAAGATCTTCTCAGCCTCGGACAGATTAGCCAGTCCGAGGGTCTTCTTGTACTCAGCGTCACGGGAAGCGCGCTCCGCTTCGGCGACGACCTGCTGGATCAGGGCCTGCTGGGTCTCTGCGGCCACCTTCTCCATGGCTTCTGCGATGGCTGCGGACTTATCTTCCGCATTGGTCAGCATTTCAGCAATTTCTTTCTTGAGCTCTTCGCTCACGGGAGTCATGTTCAGTCTCATGTCATTCTCCTTTAAAAAATGTGTCCCAGCCATTAGTGGCGGGAGTGTTGTCTGTTTCTTCGCGGGCCGCCAGCTTTGCACTGACTTTTTCCGCGATGTCATTGGCCAGAACATCCAGGTCGATGACTTCTGTTTCTTCCAGGACTCCTTCTGCCGGTATGGGCATCCTGAGTCGCTGGCTGATCAGGCCGAAGGCGCTCTGCATCAGCTCGTCTTCATCATCGTCATCATCGTCGATGTCGGTGGCGAATCCGTAGGCCACGGCGTCGTCCGGCAGGATCCATGTCTCTGCGTCCATGAGGGCCTTGATCTCGTCCTCCGAGATCGTGGCGACCTGCTTGTACGCTTCGACGGAGGCCTGCGTGATAGTGTCGAGGTCGTCGGCGCTCTTGCGGAGCTCCGCGGCGTTGCCCATAGCATACGTCCAGGCGTTGTGAATCATCAGGAGCGATGCGGGACGCATGATCCTCTTATCGCCGGCCATGAATACCACGCTGGCCGCGCTGCAGGCGAAGCCGTCGCAGACTGTAACGATCTGGGCCGAGCTCTCCCGGAGCACGTTGTAGATGGCCAGGCCTTCCGAAACGTCGCCGCCATAGCTGTTGATGTGGACATTGATCGTCTTCACATTAAGCGCACGGAGCTTCTTGACGATGGTCATGCCGTTGGCGTCTCCGTCTTCTTCCCATGCCCATTTACAGATGTCTCCGAAGATGTACAGATCCGCGGTGTCTTCGGTGTCCTGAACGAGCTGGAAATAGCGGTTATCCTTGCTCACGTCTCCTCCTCCTTTCTGCGTGTTTGCTTTGTTTGCGAGTTGCCTTATGCGGGTCATCAGCCGGATCATCAGCAGGGCCGTCGCCCTTGCCTTCCTCCGAGCCTTCCTCCTCATAATTCAGTGTCAGGGCCCTGGATGTGGAGAAGTCCGTGTGGATAGCCGGATAACCGACCATCTCGAAGATCTCGTCCAGGGTGAAACCGATGCCGCGGAGCTGGGACAGGTTCGTCGCCTTCTCCACGGGATCGATGTGTTTGTGTCGGGCCATCCAGAATCCTGCCCGTTCGCCTGCGAGGTAGTCCTTCTGGCCCACGATGACGGCGTTAAACACGTCGTTGGCCATTCTGACAATGGGGGCGCAGGCGTAAGTGATGAACTCATTGTCGGCGTCGGACTTTTCGGTGACCGTTCCGGTGAAAACCGTCTTCGGGATGTCCCAGGCCTCGGCCGCCAGGTCGTTTATGTCGTCCTTGAGCTTCTGGAGGTGCTCGGCCGTGACGCCGGACTTAAACTCCAGGTACTCCAGAGAGGTCCCATCATGCTCCGGGATGACCTTTATGCCCGCTTCAGACAGCTTGGAGGCTATCCTGTCGATGACTTTGTCGATCGTGAGGGGCTTCGTGGGGTTGTCTTTGTCACGGAATACCGTCGTGGCGCCGGTCTTGAACTTGAAAGCCGGGCTGGACGTCAGTGTGAGCATGGTGTTGACCGCGTTCATCGTCTTGTTATATCCATCAAGCACCGTTTTGGTGTAGATCCGTCGCTTTGTGCTGTCCGGGAGAACGAAGCGTATGACGTTGGATGCCGGGAAGGACATCCCGAGGGAATAAGTGTCCCTGCCGTCCGTGATCTGGACGTTCCGGTAGCGCTTTTCAAGCATGACGTAGTTGTCAGTATCCCAGCTCTCGGCCAGATAGAAGCCAGTGGAGACGGGGACCACGAGCGCTTCGCCAGTCGACAGGCACTTTTTGATTGCGCTGTACCACAGATCATAGCCGGACTGGTTCGGGTTGGGCCGGACGTTCAGCCGGTAGGTCATTTCGTTCTCGCAAAAGCCGTTTTTATCGCTGATCCTGATTGGAGACTTGGCTATAGCAGCAGCGACCATGTGCTGAGCCTTCTCCTGGGCCAGGAGCGACAGCTGGATCTTATTCAGCTCGACTGTGATGATGTCGAGGATATCCTGGACGGTCCCGTCCGAGCGATTAAAAAGAAACTCAAACATAGATCACCTGCTCCTTTAACAGGTCTGCAGAGAAGTAAGCAACGACAAAGGCCATAAAGCCGTCCGTTTTCCTTCTCTCAGGGTTGATTTTGACGTACATGTAGTTCCCGAACTTGTCCTGCGACAGCCCGGTGTTGTTGGTGTACCACCGCATTATTGCGGAGGGCCCGAAGTCGATGTTATGCAGCGTAAACTGGCGCTCGATGTCCGGCGCCACGATGCCGCAGGCCGAGCCGATCTTGCGGATAAGCCGGACCGTACCGTTCGGAGTCTGCTTTGATTCGATGGTCAGACCGGCCTGCTGGAAGACCTCCTGAAACAAATGGTATCTGTAGGTGTCCATGCAGATCTTGACGACATAATACTGGCCCATGAGCTCCAGGCAGTAGTTCACTATGGCCTGGATCGGGATGGTCGGCGTGTCCACGACTTCAAAGTCCTGGAACTCCGGCTGCCCGGCATTAGCCAGAGGGAACTTGATGCCCTTCAGGTATTTGCTGTGGGAGCACACCCATGTGTGCTGCCTCCAGACGTAAGTGTCGCCCGCTTTCGTAAGGACGCCGCAGCTGGCGAAGTCGTTGACGTCGGCGTAGTCGATGCCGATAATTGCCAGCTGGCCCTTGGTGTCGGGCGTCTGCCTGGGGATACGCTTCTCGATGTCGGAGTAGGAGGCGTGGAGGATGTTCTCCCAGGAGGCGACGGCGTTCTCCTCTTTCCTCTCTGGCATGTTCATGCGCTTGGTCATGAACTCAGGCCACTTGGAGGGGACTTCCTTCGCTTCCAGGTATTGTCTCTTCAGCTCCGCGGCCAGGATCGGCATGAACTCCAGTGAAGGGTTGGCCTTGTGCCATGCCACCTGATCGTCCGCTTCTTCCTTCCTGTCCAACCGGCAGAGGAACGGAAAATATCCAAGTTCGTTTTCGCCGGTCTGCAGGATCTTTGTGCAGGTCACCAGCAGATCGTCCAGGGGGCCCTCTCGGACGTAGCCCTGGGTGGAGATGATGATGATCCGGCCATGCTTGACCTTGCCCATGCCGCTCTCGAAAACATTGATCAGTTCATAGTCGGCATAGGCGTGATACTCATTAAAGAAAACACAGCCCGGCCTCTTACCATCCTTGGTCGAGGCATTGGCTGTGTTGTACTTCAGTGTGGAGCCGGTGGCCGCGTTCGTGATCAGCTCCTTCGTCACGCTGAACTTGCCCTTGAATTTGGGATTTTTGTAGAGCATGTCGTAGGGGATCTTGAACGTGTCTTTGATCTGGTCTTCGGAGTTCGCCACCAGTTCGATGTTGTAGTTCTTGACGCCGTACATGGGCGTCTGCAGGAAGTTGGCCAGGGGCGCCATGAAGCCGTCCTTGCCGTTCCCGCGGCCCATCAGGACGATGATCTTAGGGAAGACCGGGACGTCCATGTTCCTGTAGTACATGAAGACGAAAGCGTAGATAAATTTCTGGTAAGGAAACAGCGGATAGTAGTTGATCTCACAGTACCGAATACACTTCCGGTAAGTTTCCTCATCCAGATAGATGTCATCCCGGAGCAGGGTGGGCTTCGCGATGTTCTCGATCAGGAGCTTCCGGTCCTTGTTGATCCATTCCGGATGCTTCTCAGCGTATTCGATATAGTCTGAGATCTCTTTACATGTAATCATCGTCGCTGTCCTTCTCCTTCACGACGGGCTCGTGGAGCTTCAGCACAGCTTCGATGTTGTTCATGGTCTGAATCTCCTTCTGCCTGGCGGCAATGGAAGGGTTGACCTTCTTGACCATGATGCCCTTGCTGTTGGGCTCTTCTATTATCTGGCCTCTCTCCCGGATGTCTTCTGTTAAGGCCTCGGCAGTGTCCCAGCTGTTCATGTACTGCTCGATCTTATTGAGCAGGTACGGCGTGTCCTTGCCGGCAGCCGTCAGCTGGTCGATCATGGACTGCCGGATCTCGGCCCTTCTTTTTCTCTTATCGCGTTCCGCTTTTGATATGTATCCCATTACCAGCGCTCTCCGTCGTCGAAGACCTGGACCAGCTTGAACGGAATGTCCGAGCTGTAGAACTTGCCCATCAGCTCGTGGTTCCTGGCCAGAGTCTCCCTGAGGTTTGCCAGGTCACGGGCCCGGCCCCTCTCCATGATGTTTTTCTTTGCCTGAGCCTCAGACGTGTCGATCCAGATCCACGAGATCTCTTCCGGGGGCAGGGCCCTGAAGGCCTCCAGCTCCTCAGAGGTGGGATAGCACGTAATGTGGGCCACGTCTTTGCCGATGGCATGCTGGAACAGTGTGTTCCGGAGCTGCTTATGCTTAACGAACCGATTCGAGCGCAGCTCATCAGTGTCATAGACTACCGCAAAATTCCGCTTACAGTAGGAAGATTTTCCTGCGGCGATCAGGCCGCAAACAACATAGACCATCAGTAAAAACCCTCGCGCGCGCGAAAAATCTCCGGAACTGATGCCACCTCCCCTGCGGGGAGATTTTGCCCGAGAATGACCCCGGGTGCAAAGATCACCACCGCTCAGGCTGTTTTTTGTCCCATTTTGATGTGAATCTCCATTTATCCACCACGCGCCCATGTAAAGCGTTGTGGCACGTACCGCACAACGATTCTAAGTTGTCGTTGTCAAGCCGAAGATCCCAACAGTCACGGAGCTCCCGGATGTGGTGGACGCACACGGCCCGTCTTATCTTCGCGTCGCTTCCGCTCAGCTGTATCCTGTCGCGCTTCGCCCTCCTGATCCTGCGCCAGCACTCCTGGCACTCATAGTGGTCGCGCCGGAGAATCTCCAGGCGCTTTGCCTTCCACGCACCCGAGTGGTAGAAGGCATCATAATCTTTGTCTGTCATAATTCAAAAGCCCCGGCAGCTTGCAGTGCTGCCAGGGCCAAACATAGGAGGGATATAGAAATTGATCGCAACAGCGGGCCTGTGTTCCCACCTGCCCGCTTTATCAATATAGCACGGATTTATTGCCCCGTGTTGCCATCTTTGGGATCGCGGGCCATCAGGTAGTGGACCAGGTAAACGAACTTGGCCTTCTCCCGGCCCCAGGTCCTTGTCGACGGGACGTCCGGATACGGGCGGCGCTTCGTAACAGAGTCCAGGACTCCCTGCCTCATGTCCTCCGGCACATACCTGATCGCCTCGTCCACGGCCGCCACCACCTTGTAGGAGTAGGAGTCATAGATATCGGCGGCCCTCCGGAACGTCGGGCCACTGGGCCCGGATCCGAGAGACATCCCGTCTCCCGCCACGGCCGACAGCCCGATCTTGTCCTCCAGTATCATCTTGTGTCTCTTGTAGTCCCGGATCAGCCATACCGTAGACATGTACGCCTCCCTCGGCAGACTGTACTGGGCCTTTCCCGGTTGATAGTCTCTCATTACTTCATGTCATCCTCAAGTTTGCCTGCCCATGCGTCCATGTCGTTCGCGATCACGGCCAGCTTGTTGGCCTCGTGGACTTCCATGTGCAGGTCGACGGTGTAGTGCTTCACGAGCTCATACAGCTCGTCAGCGATCTCCTGTAATGACTTCATGTGTGCTCACCTCCCAGTTCACAGTAGTCTGGCCCGCAGGCGAACTTCACGAATCTGCCGTCCTCGCTGATCTCATAGCCGTGACTGACCATGAACGTCACGATTTCATTGTACGATTTCATTCCCAGGTTCCGGACCTTCTTGAGATCGTCCAGGGCCTTTTCTGCTATGTCCTCCACGGTGTTGATCCCTGCCAGCTGCAGGCAGCTGTATGTCCTGAGTGTCAGTCTTTCTTTGATGTCTGTCATTCCTCTTCTCCTTCCTCATAAGGCTCCAGCCATTCCGGTATGAAGCACCATCTACCGTCATCATATTCCAGTGTTGTTTCGAACTTGCAGTACACCAACCCATTTCTGTCCACCATGATGACCGTCATAGGCTTGCCTACTGCTTCGTCCATTTCCGGGATGGCCCAATATAACTTCTCATTTTCGTGATGTGCTTCTTTGCAGACTACCTTCATGCCAACTTCGATTTTAGTTCTGTCCATTCTGTTCTCCTCCTTTTCCGAGCTGCTTGATTAACTCTTTTTTCATCTCGTCAATCCCCTCCACGAATCCGTCATAATAACCTCTGGAGTATCGGTTGCCCTTAATGTCAGAAAGGAACCACAGTATACCCATTGATATGACCCCGCCTAAATATGCAAGAAAATGTGTCATTCTTCTTTTCCTTTCATATCCGCCTCTGCTCTCATACATCGCCCGCTAAAATAGAATGGACATTTGTTTTCATAGCAGTCCGAAAACTCTTCGATGTCTTTCGCCCAGTGCGTCGTGTATCCGCTTTTATACTCGCGCTGATGAATTATCTCTTTTCTGTACGGACATTTCATTCTGCTTCACCTCGCCATCTGATAGAACGCGGTCACCGTAAGCATTACCGTTGACCAGACCAGGACAGCCACCACGACTGTCAGTAGGAATTTTATGTACTTATCATCCATCCTCCTCACCCCTCTTCCTTGCATTCCCGCAGAAGAATGCTCCTGTCGGATACGTCCCGGACAGAGCGCACCGGCCCTGTAAGCTGTCCGGCTGTTTTGTCCACCAGTCGCAGTCCCGGCAACGAATCAGCCTGGGCTCTGCAGGCGGAAAATTTTCAAGTTGTTCTTTATACGCTTTAAGTGATGCCCTTTCAACCTTGATTGCAAATTCGTCTTTGAGCGAAATATCAAACGAACCTAACGCTTTATTGCACCGCTCAATCTGTTCGTCGAGCGGTGCAATAAAGCGTTAGG